AATAGTTAAATCCTTCCAAGCGAATTCGCTACTGTTAAAAGCTCCCATTGTATAGTAATTTTTTGAATGATAATTTTAATTATACGGTTGCGGTATATCTAATTTTAACGATGATTGTTTTTGCCTGACCCTTTCTTACAATAGAAAGTGTTGCATCAACTTCATTGTTTAAAATATCGCTATCAACGCTAACTGCACATTTAACACCACTGATCTCTTTCACTTTATTAGATGGCACTTTAATCATGCTATTACGAATAGCGGTTTCCACATCGCTTTCCCAATCTGCGGCCAACGTGCTTTCTATTTTCCCGGTTGATGGGTTTGTATCAACATCACCGTTTAATTTTTCAATCAATACAGTTGCTGCCAAACGCTTTGCTTTATTAATAATACGGTTCCAACTGATAGAACTATAATCGCTTGTTGAATCGGTATAGGTAGGATCATCGTTATAGAAGTATCCGCTTTTACTGCCAATTTTTCTGTAGATAATAAATCCTTTATCATGGATTGAGCTAAGGCTATCTTTTAATTGCAGTACAGGTGTAGCATCGGGGAAGAATCCTGTATTACTTACTTTCCCTCTCGCAACAGCAGCAATGTTTACTTGTACCTGCGAATTGCTCACCCATCCGGCCAATGTGCCAAGGCTTACAATGCCATCTGATTTATCACATGCAAATGACAACGCAACATAATCGCTAACCAACGTAGCACGTGCTGGCAAATCAGCAATTGTTTCTTTTGTAAATCCGTAACCCGGCAAAACTGCAACAAACGGAATATTATCGTTATCGTAAGCTTCAGCCATTGCATTCAACTTGTCAATAGCGGTAACAATATCGCTGTCAAGTCCTGTTGTTATTGCCCTTGCATATCCATCAGGGAAAGTTTTATTTACAAAAATAATAACGCCACGACCTTCAGTAAAATCAACTAATTTTTTAAGAATATTATTGTTCTTATCGCAGATGTCAGTGAATGATGTTGCATTTGATGTAAGCATGAAGTTCAATTCAGCCCCTTCACCTGCTTTGTCATAAAAAGCAAGAATCTCATTGTATGCCAAAGCATTATTAGCTAATGTAATTCCAAGAGTAGCCAGTGCAGCAGTACCAAAAATTTGAGTTGGAGAATTGAGCTGTATTTTACCCGCAACTGCTGTCCCGGACAATAAATAACATACTACAGAATCTTCACTTGGTACGGTTAAATTTAACTGCCCGTTTTGTCTTGGAATATTTACTGATGGTAATCCCATTGTATTAAAATTTAAAAATCAATTTTTGTAAATACTATTACTTCACTTCGTAAGTAATAATTTTTTTGTTATTGTCAGTTTGTGTTTGATGATAGATTGCATCACCCTTATTGGCTTCAAAAAACACGCTTCCATCACTTGTTAAGTGAAATGCTTTTTCGTTTGGATAATGTGCTAAATACGGCTTCATCTTATCAGTAATCACAGTATCATCAACACTTTCAGTTGATGGTTCAGATTGTGTACCTGCACCAGCTGGTATAATAATTTCGTCACCTTCCTTTACACCTTGCTCTTGCAATTCAGGATTATTTTTTAAATCATCGCCTGTAACAATATGATCTAATTGCTCATCAGATTTAGCTGCGTCTTCAGTAACATTTACAGTGATCTCTTTTTCAACCACATCGCCAGCTTTTAAATTGCGGCTTTCAGGTTCAGCTACTTCAGTATCTTTTACAGTATGTTTTACTTTCGCCTTAACAGTTGATTTTGACATGATTTTTTATTGAATAGTAATAAAAATATTTTCGTTGTTATGCAAAGCGTTTGCAATTTTTTCGCCCAATGGTGCAAATGCGCTTCTGCTGTTTAATACAGTGTCTACACTTCTTGCTTGCCCAACCAATACACAACCCAACGTATCGGCAGCAACATTACCCGGATGAATTCTAACACCTTCATAACCCGGAACATTTACAAGCAATGGAAGGTCACGACCAAAGTGTTCGCTATGCGTAATAATTACTTTATAGCGGCCTTTTGGTATGGCTGTTTTTCCATAAACTTTCTTTTCTGTAATCTCAGCCAATGGCATGGCAGTAGTAAGCGATCTGTCTTTATCTTCAAGAGTGAAACACTCAAATTTACCGTCAACACTTAGCTTACCCGTTGTGCTGTTTTCGCTGAATATGTCACGATTTAATAAGAGTTCCATTACTTGAATAAATTTTTGATGAAACTAAATGCTGTTGTTTCAGGCTTGTAAAAAAGTGAAGTGATTTTTAGCCCAACTAAAGCCACATTAATGGCAAGTAATACCCATACCCAATTAGGTATATAAGGTGTTTTTTCTGTTACCGTAATTGTCTTAGTAATGGTTACTGTTCTGTTTTTATAGTACTGCAAATCAATCTGTGTTTTAATCAAAACAAACATCAAACTATCCGCATTACATTTAGCAGTAAGCTTACCATTCTTATCAACAGTAACACGCAAATGAACACGGTTACTATCTGCAACAAATGTTTGAGTAACATACCGAACTAATGTATCAACCAACTGAACACTTTCTCCCGGAACGTAAACAATAGAATCATGCTGTACATACTTTGTTACCACACTATCATTAGCGGCTGTGTCAACGCTCACCGTTGGACACATTTTGTGAGTACAGGCGGCTAAGAGTAGTATGGGTAAAAGTTTGCGCATATTCTATTTTTTGCCGAAAGCAGATTTTAAAATGCCTTCAATCAATTGATAAATTGAGTTTGCTTTAATAGCTGGAATGCCTGCCAAAGCTTCGCTTATTACAAATAGAATTGTACCAATAGTTCCAATTAATGGCCACTTAACTTCTAACCATGTTACAATGGTTTGAATAATGCCGTCGGTACCTGTTGATGTTACAGCAGTAGTATCTGCTGCAAACATTACCAATGGCGTTGCCATTAATACAAATGCAGCAATCAATATAAAATTCAAAAGCTTTTTCATGATTTACTTTTTGTTGTTTTTAAATTTAAAATAGGCAGATATAACATTGTAAGCGAGGGTGCTTATCCCTGCTAACACTGTTACCCAAAACAATACTTCACTTTTAGTTATATCCGTTAAAATTGTTCCTGTAATAGTCAATAAGCCTCCGCTAATACTTCTGTTGTCCATTCTGATTTTCATTTTTTTGTTTTGAATTTACAGGCCGCACCTTATGGGGGTGCAACCTTATAAAAACCACACTGCAAAAAGCATCTTTAATTACTACTCATCCTGCCTTCGCAAATAAGCAGCCGTTAAAATACTTTTCTGCGTTCCGGTAGTTATATAATAAGCTCTGTAACTATAATACGAAGTAGCGTTTATTGCAAACATTTTTGTTGTAATAGCAACATTTGTTGCGGCTAAACTGTCGATTGTAATCCAATCATTGCCGTTTATAGTTCCTTGCAGAAATACAGTACCGTCAACAGTTCCGTTTACTTTATTTATACTCAGTTGAAAAGATTTTATTTTGCTTTTTACCGCCGTAAACGAAACGATAACTGTATCTGCATTAATTGCCGTATCAGAAATAACAACAATTTTTTCTGGCTTCACAGCCTGTGCGTTGCTGTAAAATGCAGCGGCAACAAATAATATTAAGAAGATTACTTTTTTCACAAATTATTTTTTAAAAGTTTAAAAAGAGCAAGCTGCTTTCGCAGCTTACTTTATATGAGCCATGCGTAACCAACCTACAGCACTACTGTAGGATAGCACCCATGTATTTATTACGGAATGAGCTTGCTGTAAATCTTGCCTGATAACCGAAGATGTCTCCACGAGCTTCAGGGTCTTTTAATCTGCTGAAGAATTCAAGTGTACCCATTGCTTTTATTACTTCACTTCCTAAGAAGAAAATAGAAGAGCGTTTATGTATTTCAGGGTTATACGCTACACCCAATGCTGCTTTTGTATTATCTGCCTGTAAGTAAAAAGGAAGTTGGCTATAGGTGTAAATTTTAAATCCGTAGAATATTTCACCCGGTTTAGCCATGATTGCCTTGTATAACACTTTATCTTCTTTGGCAATTTTAGCCATGTGATTAAAGTCTAATACAGATACCCAATCTTCGCTTGGTGCATTGCAACTTCCAAAATATGCCTGTTGGTCAATAAAGGCATCAATAACACTATCGTTGCCACCCAGACTTAATACGTTGTTGAATTTTGTTGCATCATTAACCTGTGGCGCATAAGCCCAAGCAGCATCTTTACCAAACTTTTTAAGCAAAGCCTTTTGATGCTTGTCAATGTAAAGCATTCGTTGGTCGTACGCCAGTTCAATAGCAATCGCATTTCTTACAACGCTGTTGGTTGTATCGTAGGTTTTTAATTGTACTTCACGAGGCACATCGGTTACATCTGTAATTGGAACCGGGTAAACTGTATTGTTCACTAATACATCGGGATCAGCACCAGCCTCTGCCAAATTAATTGTGTTATTCTCAACCAATGAACTTAAATCCCTTACTGCACTTAGGAAGTTGTTTTCAGGATAAAATTGGCTTGGTAAAACATCGGGCAACCATACTTGTGTAGCCAACCCATCAAAGGCGAGCTTGCCATTAAATTGCTTAGATACTTTGCGCATCAATATGCCTAAACCGATAGTAAAAGCAAATGTTACATATACAGGTAATCCTGTAAAAAGGCTGATTAAAATTGCCAAAATCAAATTGGCGAAAATTGAGTTTAAAAACTTAAACATTGTAATGTTTTTTTAATGGATAAAATTTTCGTGATGGTTACGCTACACTCATTATCCTATTAAAAATTTATTAGCTTTTATATCTAACACCTTGGCCATATTCTCTTGCAAGCTGAGCATATTTTTCAGGCTCTTCTTTTTGAATACGGGCAAGTTCTACAGCATTATGTTTTTGCAAATAATCATAGCTGTTTTTACCTTCTGTACTTGCTGGTGTTTCCTTACCTAATTTTATCATCTCAGCAATAGTTGCAGTCTTTCCGTTAGCAGCAGGTGCAGCAACATCAGGAGTTATTTTACACATCTGCACATACTTTAATGCTTGTACAGGATCGGTTTTAGAAAGTGATACAAAAATTTCTTTTTGATCTTCTTTCAAATCTTTTTGAGCTTCGGCCAAAACAGTAGCATTCATTGCTTCTGCATTAGTTTTTGAAAGTTGAATATTACCAATGGCTTGTAAGATGTCACCTTCGGTAGCATCTTCTTTTAAGTCAAGTTTTAAAGCAATTGCTTTCATATTTGGTTCTTTTTTTAGTTGTGGAATGATGTCGTTTGAATTGTTTGCAGAAAGCGTAACTAAATTTTCTTTGTGCTTCAATGCTAATGCACCTGTATTACCCGGAAGAGGAGTAATTGAAGCTTCAAATAAATCACACTCTGTAAGTGTTGGCCTTGTTTGTCCTTGGTTAAGAACCATTGGACTATCGCTCCATGTTATTGGATCAGCACCAATGCTTGCACCTTTAATGTCTCCATTTTCAATTTTATTGATGTAGCTTTTTTCCCTGTCGTTATCGCCATTAATAATTAAATCGCCTAACAACCTGTTATTTTCTACTCTCAAATTTTCCCAGTGACCTAAAGGAATTTCCCAAGTTTTGTGATCATAAAAGCATGGCAAATTCTTTCTTGCATTATCTAACCGTATGCCTGCTGTTATAATTCTAAAACCATAACTATTCACAGTTTCATCGCTTAGTACAAATGTTTTTTTGAATGCCATTTTTTTAATTTTCGTTCTGCCTTTGTGGTGTAAAACTGCATACGTTTTTTATTGCTTTAAAATCTCAAATCCTTTATGGGAGAGAATTTCACACTATAAGGGGGAAACTTTACCCCTTATAGAATCATGCTTTTCTTAGCTGCATTAATAGGTGTGAATTTTACAGCAACAGATACAGTTATTATGGGCAAACAAAAATTAGCAGAGCGTCAACAAGCTGCTGAATTATTTATTAATTCAACGCTAACAAAAGAGCAGGTAGGAGCTATCGTAAAAGTATCAGCAGTACAAATTGGTAAATGGGCAAAAGAAGATAATTGGAAACTACAACGCACTGCAAAGCAGGCAACCGCAGAGCAAATTATTACCAACTACTATATGCTAATTGCAGAGGCACAAAAGACTGCAATAGAGGAAAAAAGACAACTAACATCTGCCGAAATGGATAAGCTGCATAAGATGGCTGACAGCATTGATAAGCTTAAAAAGAAAATGAACATCGGCAATTACTACATGGTATTGGAAGAGTTCACAAAAGA